CACAAAACTTGCAGTCTGGAATGTGCTTTAACCTGGCTACATCAAGTCAAGGTGAAGGAAAAATCTAAAGTTGATAGATTGGACAGGGTAAAGACTAAAAAAGCCTTGGAGAAGCTAAAAACTCGTTCAAACTGGATGAAAGATGCTCAACAAGTATTTAATGAGTTTATTAGGAATCGTGATAAAACTGAACCTTGCATTTCTTGCCAAAGATTTCACCAAGGACAATACCATGCAGGTCATTTTGTTTCGGTCGGTTCAAGGCCAAATTTAAGGTTTAATGAGCAAAACGTACACAAACAATGCGCTCCTTGCAACAATCATTTGTCTGGGAACATAATTCAATACCGAATGAATTTGATTAAAAAAATTGGGATTGAGGCGGTTGTCCAGTTGGAAACCGATTTTGAACCTAAAAAATACACAATTGACGAACTTAAAGAAATTGTCCAAATTTACCGAAAAAAGGTTAAAATGTTAAAAATGGTTGATTGACAACCTAAATTTTGTGATAATCCATTTTATTTTAGGGGATTCCCATGCCAAATTTCCAAGGTGTTGCAACCGATGAAGCCAACCTTACGTCTTTAAATTTCTTTAATGATACGTTTTTGCCAATTAAAAGTGTTTACAACACAACGGCTACATTAAGTCCTGCAGCAGTTGGCGCAGGAACAACCGCAGAGCAGACTTTTACAGTAACTGGTCTTGCAGTTGGTGATGTAGTGTTTGTGAATAAACCATCTGCACAAGCAGGTCTTGGAATTGTAGGAGCAAGAGTTTCAGCAGCTAACACACTTGCAATTAATTTTGCAAACGTCACAGTAGCATCAATTACCCCAACTGCATCCGAAGTTTATCGGATCGGTGGACACCGTTAACCTAAGGAGATAAAAATGGCTAAAATGGAATATGAATCAGACGCAGCAAAAGACAAAGAAGGCAAAACAGGTCTAAAAGATCCTGGTCACTTACAAGTCGCTGCAAACTACGCAACCGAGTGCAGAGATGGTACAAAGCCTTATATTCGTCCTCCAATGGGGCCAGTAAAAGAGCCAAATCTGACAAACGGAGTTCCAATGCTCCCACAAAAGAATATCAATTCTGGTAACAGATAATGGCAACCAAGGTCGCTAAAAAGGTTGAAGTTCTATCTATGCCGAGCCGAGACATGGCTCAAGAGAAGAAATGGCAAGCTGAGAGCGATCTAAGGACGCTCCAAGCTGCCAGGGAGATTGAGGCAAGTAGGACTAGATTGGCTGCAGCAAAGAGATGCGCTGACGATCAAATGAAGGCTTTATCTCGCATAAAGATGAAGAAATGAGCTTAGGTAATTCAAAAGCCATTGGTGTTGCTTATTCTGATCAAAACATTCAGGGAGCAGATATTGTTTCTGCTAACAATGTTATTGCAACTGGTCAGATAGGTTATGCTGCAGGGAATTACACTCAAGTCACTCAGCAGACTGTTAAAACTACTGCAGTAACTAGCAACACTCCTTCTGGCTCGATAACTACTTCCAATTCTCAACTTGCACCATCTGCTCAAGCGGTATTTACGGTCAATTGTTCGGCAGTAAGTGCAAAAGATACAGTTATTGCAAGTGTCGCAAGTGGTGGAACACTTGGAGCTTATAACGTATTTATTGCAGCAATTACAAATGGGCAGTTTACAGTTGTGATTAAAAACTCAACCAACAATGCTTATTCTGAGGCGGTCACAATCAATTACGCAATTTTGCACACTCAAGGATAATCATGTTAAAGAAATCTGACTCAAAAAAAGCCTTTAAAGAGAATGTAAAAGAGGAATTGAAAGAGAAAAAGCCTCTAAAGCAAGCTCTAGCAATAGCTTACTCTGAGAAACGTGAAGCAGAGAAAAAGAAAAAAAAGAAGTGAGCAGGTCTAACGTCACAATAGACATTGATGACGAAACAAGCGAAGTAACAATTCACATTCTTGGCGAAGGATTGGCTTTACAAGTAGCACACGACTGGGTCACACTTCTCAGGCAGCATGGATTTGATGTAGACATTGAACAACAACCGCAAACGATAAACTAAAATGCCCTCAATAGCTGATCTTTACTCTACGATTGACAGTTACAAACGCAGGGCAGCGGACGTTCTCAGCGATCCACAAAACAGTTTAATGCAGATGCTTGGCTATGCCAATGACAGGGCTAGAAACTACAACGAATCTCTTGCACAAGCGTCAAAAGAGCGTGGTTATGGCCCTAAGACGCAAGAACTAGCGCAAGCAATGGCTGAAAGTTATTCTCCAGCAGGAATGTTTATTGGAGAAAAAGCATCCTTATGGAATAAAGACGCTGCCAATAAATTTTTAAATTTAGAAAAAGAAGGTATTTCTGCTGCGGATGCTTGGAAACAAACTGGCACTTTTAGAAGTCCAGACGGGAGATTAAAGCAAGAATTAAGCGATTTACCCTCTAAAGGTAGAGCAGATATATCTCCTGAACAAATGGATCAAGAATTAAATTTAACTGCAAAACTTAGTTATGGCAAAGAATTTAAAGATTTAGACCTTAAATCTAAAAACGCTATAAAAAATGATGTTTACGAATACCAATCAAAATTACCAAGTAATTTAGTTCATCCTGAATTATATAACGCTTATCCATCTTTAAAAAACATTGAATCAACTGGTGAATTAACTCCAGGCACGCAGACAACTGGAAAATACTACAAAACAACAGTTAACGATCAACTGAAAAACGAATCAATTAGTGCTAATGCGGGAAATTTAGAAAACCTTAGAAGCACTTTATTACATGAAGCACAACACGCTATTCAACAAAGAGAAGGATGGGGAAGGGGAGGAAGTCCCACAGAATTTAATGAAATAGCAAAACAAATCAAATACCATAAAGATCAGTTTGAAAATGCTTATAACCAAAGAATTACAAGCGAAGATCCTATTGCTATTGAGAATGCAGCACAACAAATGACTTTTCATGGTTTAAAAATGGGGAAATTAAAACAACAATTTGGCCAAAATCCTATGGATTATTACAGTAGATTGTTGGGAGAGGCAGAATCTAGGGCAACTGAAGCAAGAAGGAATATGACTTTAGAGGAAAGACAAAACACATTTCCGTTGGAATCTTATGATGTACCTATAGAAAAATTACTTGTAAATCCTAATTCAAATCTTAACTCACTTAACTATTCAGTTTCAATCCCACAAGACCCACACGCACCTAATTACTTGGAAGATGTACATAAAGCATTAGCTCAAAAACCAATAGACGTAACAGACGTTCACGCTCCAAACTATTTAGAAGACATACATAACCAACTGGCAAATCAACAATAAATTTGCAATTTGTCAGAATAGTATTACAATCTGACACTATGAAGAAAACAGTTAAATCACACCCCAACCGAACAGGCAGACCCACTCTTTACAAAGAGCAATATGCCCAAGAACTCATAGATTATTTTAATCAACCTGCATACTCAGAGAAAACAGTCATTCTCCCAAATGGAGTAGAACGGACTGAAAGATTATCTAATCTATTCCCAACACTAACGCGATTTGCTGCCAGTAGAGGTGTCACAAGAGACACTTTACATGAGTGGGCTAACGCAAAAGATGAGAACGAAAGACTTAAACATCCTGAGTTTTCCGACGCATATAAGGTTGCAAGGCAGTTACAGGAGTCTGTTTTAGTTGAAGGGGCTACTGCAGGGGTCTTTAACGCACAGTTCTCAATCTTCACCGCAAAGAACATTTTAGGTTGGAGAGACAAGACCGAACAAGAGATTACAGGTGCATCAGGTGGGCCACTTCTTATGCAAGTAGCAACCGACAATGACGCTTAAGTACACAGAGAAACAGATTGAGGCGATGAAGTTGATGAGTGGAGACCCCACTTACGTCATGCTATTTGGTGGGTCAAGGTCGGGGAAGACGTTCATCACAATCAGGCAGATAGTAACCAGGGCGATCAAAGCAGGCGGTTCAAGGCACACAATTCTCAGGTTTAGGTTCAATCACGTTGTCAACTCGGTCGTTTACGATACATTCCCAAAGGTAATGAAGATTTGCTATCCAACGGTCAACTACAAGCTAGATAAGACGCATTGGTTTGCGAAGCTGGACAATGGATCAGAGATTTGGTTTGGTGGATTGGATGATAAGGAAAGGACGGAAAAGATTCTAGGTATGGAATTCAGCACAATTTACTTGAATGAGTCAAGCCAGATAGCTTGGGGTTCGGTTGGGATTGCAATGACTCGACTGGCTCAGAAAGTCAATCAGAAAATCATGGTGGATAAAAAGATTGAGATGAAGCCTCTTAAGCCAAGGATGTTCTTTGACTGCAACCCGCCAGATAAGAACCATTGGACGTACAAGTTATTTGTGCAGCGCAGAGACCCAGAGACAGGAACCAACCTATACACTCCCGAGGATTACGCATACTTTCAGATCAATCCTAAAGACAATGTGGATAACTTGTCGGACGGATACTTAAAGACTTTGGAAGGATTGTCTGCCAGGCTCAGAAAACGATTCTTAGAAGGAGAGTTTACAGATGCTAACCCTAACCAATTGTTTACTGACTTGTACTTTGATCGGTGGCGCACTCAAGAGGAAGACTTACCTGAGTTTGTTCGAGTGGTCGTTGGAGTTGACCCTAGTGGAGCAGGAGACTCTGACAATGCTGACAATGATGCAATTGGCATTATCGTAGGAGCTTTGGGGACGGATGGGAACGCATACTTACTTGAGGACTGCACAGTCAAAGCAGGGCCTGCAACCTGGGGAAAAGTGGCAACAAGTGCATACGACAGGCACAACGCAGACATATTGGTGGGTGAAAACAATTATGGTGGGGCAATGGTTGAAATGGTTATTCAAGCGTCTAGGCCAAGAACAAATTACAAGTCAGTCCTTGCCACTCGATCAAAGATGGTCAGGGCAGAGCCGTTTGCTCCACTTTACGAACAGGGAAAGATCAGGCACGTTGGGAGGTTTGCAGATTTAGAGGAAGAACTTGGAGGATTTAGCACCAATGGATACAATGGGAGTAAGTCCCCAAATAGAGCAGACGCTTGGATTTGGGTGCTAACCGAACTGTTTCCTGCAATTTTGCGATCAAAAGTTGAGAAAAAATCACAAAACGCACCAAAAAAACAGTTTAATTCTAATAATTCACCTGGATTTTGGATGTAAACATGGCAACAAACACCGAAGACGAAATTATCCGCAGAGCGCACGACAACTTTAAACATTGTTTGGACTGGGAGCAAGCCTCCAGACAAAGTTTTAGGGAGGACATGAGATTTCTGTTTGCCGACTCGGACAACCAAGACCAATGGGAACCAGCGGTCAAGGCCAGACGTAGACTGAATACTCAACCCATGATTACAATCAACAAGGTGCATACTCATTGGTTGCACGTTGTAAATAATCTCAAAGAAAACAAACCGTCCGTATCGGTTCACCCAACAGGAAACGAGGGAACTTATGAAGCTGCTGAAATCTTTGAAGGCTTGGTTCGTCACATTGAGTACATCTCTAACGCAAAAACTGCTTACGATATGGCAGCGGAGCAACAAGTAGGTGGTGGAATAGGATATTGGACGGTTACAACTGCTTACGCTGACGATTCCACATTTGACCAAGAGATATATATTCGGGAAGTCCCAGACGCAATGTCGGTCTATTTAGATCCACACATTAAGAAAAGGGACGGTTCAGACGCTCGGTTTGGGTTTATCTACGAAGATATGCCAAGGGAAGTATTCGAGATGAAGTACCCAGGTGAGTCCGTTCCAATGGCTTATTCGGGTGGAGCGCAGTCCTGGGTTACTAAAGATGTTGTTCGGTTGGCTACTTATTACGAGCGTGAGAATAAAAAGGAATGGCTTTATTCAATCCCAAATGAAGACGGATCAATGAAGTTTGAGCGTCAATCAGATATGACTAAAGAAGAAGTCAAGATGCTAAATGAGGCTATCCGAATGGGTGCGGACATCGAGCGCAGACGCATTGACAAGAATGTTATCCACAAGTATTTAATCGGTGGGAATAAGATTTTAGAGAAAGGAATTTGGGCAGGGAAGTACGTTCCAATTGTCCGAGTGCCTGGGGAGGAGATGCAGATCGAGGGCAGATTAGACCGTAAAGGTCTGGTTCGATACATGAAGGATGCACAAAGAGCGTACAACTACAACGCATCTGCAGCGCTTGAATATGGCGCTCTACAGTCAAAATCACCGTATTTAGCACCAGTTGAGGCAATAGAAGGGCTAGAAAACTACTGGGAAACTGCAAATACTGAGAATCACGCTTACCTAGCTTACAACCATGCGGACGAAAACGGCAACCCTATTCCTGCTCCAGCAAGGTCTCAGCCTCCCTCCTCTGCTCCAGTTTACATGGAAGGAATGCAAGTCGCTGAGAATGAGATGATGATGACTTCAGGTCAGTATCAACAGACGTTTGGGGCGCAAGGTCAGGAGCTTTCAGGGGTTGCAATTGGCAAACGTCAATATCAAGGAGAAAGGGTAACTTACCACTTCCAAGACAATCAAAACATGGCTATCCAGTTCACAGGTAAGATTTTGATTGATCTAATTCCTAAGATATACGACACCAAACGGATTATTAGAATTTTGGGTGAAGACGGAACTGAACAAGAGGTAATGATTGACCCAGAATTAAAAACCGCATTTAAACAACAGGAAAATAAAGAGGAAGCTACAGTCACTTCAATCTTTAATCCGTCTGTTGGTTCTTATGATGTAGTTGCAGAATCTGGTTCTAACTACGAAACGAGAAGACAAGAGGCATTCTCTGCAATGTCTCAAATGATTGGTCAACAACCGCAACTCGCACAGGTTATCGGTGACTTATATATGGGTTCGGCTGACTTCCCTAATGCGGATAAGTTGCAGGAACGCATGAGAAACTGGATTCCTCCAGCTATCCTTGGGACTGGGCCAAGCGAACAAGAGCAGGCTTTAATGCAGCAACTCCAACAGTCTCAACAAGTTATTGCTTCGCTCACTCAACAGGTTCAGGACAGGAAAGTAGATCAAGTCATGGAGAAACAACGACTTGATATGGACGCTCTCAACCATTTGGCTATCAGATTGGAAAAAGAGAGAGACAGTTTAATTAGTGCTTTCAAGGCTGAGACCGAAAGATTGAAGACACTTATTAAGGATGTGAATCCTACGCAACTGGGGGGAATTACTGACAAGATGGTTGGAGAGATCGAACAAGCCAAAAATCCTGCTCAAGACATTAACCCCGATTACATAGACCCCTCACAATATTTGCAAAATGCTATCCCAACCATTACAGGATGAAAATGGAAACTACAGTTGAACAAACCGTAACTGAAGGAAATAACCAGGCTGACGCAACCAATGCCCCTCAGCAAACTCCAGAGCAAAAAGCTCCAGAGGCCAAAGACAACTCTTACCACGACTTACCCGAATGGGCTAGAAAACGGATGGGTGAACTAGCTGCAGCTAAGAATTCTGCTGCCGAACAACTCGCTGCACTTAAGGCACAAATGCAAAGTCAGCCAGAGCCTCAACAACAATATCAACCCCAAAATACTCAAAATATTGAGGAATTGGCTACTCAAATAGCTAATCAAAGGGTTCAAGAGCAGACATTCTTAAACAGGATGAATGAGATTGAAAAGAATGCCAAGGCTGAATTTGGCCAGGAATATGATCGTTCAGTCCAGAATTTACAGTTGGCTGGTGTAGGTGGGAATGATTTCCTACACGCTTTGGCTGAAGTTCCAAACCCTGAGAAAGTAATTACTTACCTTGGAAAGTCTGAGAATGTCAATGACGCAATCAGGATTTCGCAACTCAGTCCAATGCAACTCGGGATTGAATTGACCAAGTTATCCACTAAGGCAGCCAAGGAATTGTCTAAGCAAAAGTCTAGCGCACCTGCTCCAGTTGGGGAAGTGACTGGGGGTTCGTCTGCTCCAACAGGTGCAGGGGCTGAACCTCCCATGAGCGATACAGAAGCCTGGGTTGCATGGAGACGTGCAACTGCTAGAAAAAAGCGTTGATAAATTAGATTTTTAGCATTAGAATGGTGTACAGGCAGAAGCGAGCCGTAAATCGTTGTGTTGGGCCGTAAAAGATAGTCTCCAGAGGCCAGGGGAAATTAGGAGTTTACCGAAAGGTAAGCAATTCATTTCTTTATTCGTCAAAGGAGGTAGTTCAACATGACTACTAGCAATTCACTTCTTACGATAAGTCAGATCACAAATGAAGCGGTCAGACTTTTCACTCAATCTAATGCTTTTTTAAGAACAGTTTCACGCCAGTATGACGATCAGTTTGCTCGTACAGGTGCGAAAATCGGTTCAACTTTGCGTATTCGTTTACCCAATGATTACACAGTATCAACTGGGCCTGCAATTACTCCTCAAGGTACTAATGAACAGAATACATCTTTGACTGTGGCAACACAAGCAAACGTGCCTGTTTCTTTCGGTACTGCTGAGAAAACATTGTCACTCGATGACTTCTCCGAGCGTATTCTCGCTCCAGCGGTTAATCGTTTGGCAGCGTACGTTGCAGCAGACTTGATGAACGTAGCATCTCAATCAGCTAACATTGCACCAAACTTTTCAAGTGGAACAACCTTGGTAAGTCCAAATGCAACGACATGGCTGACTGCAGGTTCTTCTTTAGATCAAAACTTGTCTCCAAGAATGGAACGCAAGATTATTCTTGATCCAGTCACTCAAGCTCGTACTGTTTCATCTTTGGCAGGTTTGTTCAATCCTCAAGTTAAAATTGCTGAGAACTATGAAACTGGTGTTATTACCAGAGACACTCTCGGATTTGACTGGATGTACGATCAAACTACTCTAGTTCACACAGTTGGTTCATTCTCTGCTGGTACTGTTAATGGTGCAAGCCAAACAGGAACAACATTGACTGTGAATGCAATTACTGGAACTTTGAACCAGGGTGACATCATCACAATCGCAGGTGTATACGCAATTAACCGTTTGACTGGTAACTCACAAGGACAACTACGTCAATTCGTTGTTACTGCAAACGTAGCATCTGGTGCAACAAGCATTCCAATTTACCCTGCTATTACTCCTGCTCCAGCAGCGTTTAATACAGTAACTGCATCTCCTGCAAACTCTGCAGCGATCAGTTTGGTAATGGCTGCTTCTACAAGCTATCGTCAAAACATAGCTTACTTCCCAGAGGCTTTCACTTTAGCAACTGCTGACTTAGAAATGCCTACTGCTGGTGTTGTTCAGGCTGCTCGTGCTCAGTTCGATGGAATCTCTTTGCGTATGATTGAGGCTTATGACGTAATGTCTGACTCCTTGATTACTCGTATGGATATTCTGTACGGATACGCTGCGATCCGTCCTGAGTGGTCTTGTATTGTTCCTGACATCGTTTGATGCCAATCGAACAATATTACAGGGGGAAGTTGGTTTCCCCTGTTTACACTTTTGTAGAGTTTCCCAAGTGGGTTACTGACTCGCTTGGGGAGCAGCATCTTGTTCAGACACCTGAAGAAGAAGCACAAGTTTTAATCGTTCCAGAGATAAAAGAAACTAAGAGGGGCAGACCAAAAAATGACTCAACCGCTGCCGACAACTCCCTCTGATCTAATCACTCAAGCGTTAAAAATAGCAAACGTCATTGGTGTTGGTCAGACTCCGAATGCAACTGACACCAATGATTGTTTCAATCAATTAAATATGATGTTGGCGCAATGGCAGCGCAGACGTTATATGGTTTATAACCTGGTCACAATTTCTAAAATTGCTACAGGTCAAGTTTCTTATACCATTGGAACTGGAGGGGATTTCAATATCACTCGTCCAGTTAAGCTCGAATCAGCGTTCTTTAGAATGCAATACGGCTCACCATTGCCAGTTGACTATCCATTGGAAGTCTTGAGGGCCAATGAGGATTACAACAGGATTTCAATTAAGAACCTGAACGCATTCCCTCAGTATATTTATTACAACACAGGTTATCCACTCGGCACAATTTACGTTTGGCCTGTACCTAATAATCAATATCAAATCTTTTTGACTGTAATGACTCAGTTGGAAGGATTTCAGACTATTAATGATGTTGTGACAATGCCTCCTGAGTATCTGGCTGCTATGCAATGGAACTTGTCCAGAATCATTTGTGTGATGTATGGCTTACCAATCACTCCCGAGTTGACTGGGTATGCTGAAGCATCCATGAGAATTATTGAAGAAGTTAACTCTCAGATTCCTTTGTTACACATGCCAGTTGCTCTCAGGGGTAAGTCTGGTGCTTACAACATTTACGGAGACTTCTACGTTGGAAGTGCAGGATAATGGCAAAGGCAGCACTTGTCACAGGCGCATACCAAGCAAAGAGTGTAATTGCAGGGGCGCAAAGGTGTATTAATCTTTATTTGGAAAAGAACCCAGATACATCGGTTTTTCCTTTTACGCATTATCCAACCCCAGGATTAACCTTACAAAGTTCAGTTTCTCAAAATCAATGGAGAGGGCTATATTTTGCAAGTAATAATATACTTTATGGGGTTTGTGGCAATACTTTCTATTCAATTACTTCTAATGGTACTTGTACTGCTATTGGCACTTTGGTTTCATCTGCTGGAACTGTTTCAATGGTTGATAACGAAGTCGATCTTTTGGTGGTTGATGGGACTGTTAATGGGTATGATTACAATTTTTCAGCAAACACATTCACACAATTACCTTCTAATTCAACCACAACTTTTTACGGATCAAATCAGATCAATTATGTAGACGGTTTCTTTATTTGTAATCGTCCAGGGACAAATCAATGGTATATCTCATTGATCAACTCAACCACTTTTGACCCAACTTATTACGCTGCAAAGGCGGGGTATTCTGATTTATTAGTTGGGATTGGGGTTTCTCGCAGATACATTTATTTATTTGGTGAAGTAACTACAGAAATTTGGTATAACGCAGGTAATCCAACTTTCCCATTTCAAATACTTCCAGGTTCGTTTATTCAATATGGTTGTGCAGCTACTAATTCAATTGCTCAAGTCAATGGTGAAGTATTCTGGGTTGCTCAAAGTCCTCAAGGTAATTGTTATATTACAAAAACTGAAAACTTTGGGGCGGTCAAAATTTCAACATTTGCAATTGATGCTGAACTTCAAACTTATTCAACTGTTTCAGATGCAATTGGATACACCTGGGAGATTAATGGACACTTCTTTTATGTAGTGACTTTCCCAACTGCTAACAAAACATGGGTTTTTGATCTATCTAACAATCAATGGCACGAATGGTTATGGACTGATACGAATGGTCAGTTTAATCGTCATCGGTCTAATTGTTTTGCTTTTGCTTATGGTGAATTATTTGTTGGTGATTGGCAAAATGGTAATTTATACACATTAGACCAAAGTAATTACACAGATAATGGAGAACCAATTGTAAGAACAAGAAGTTTCTATCATGCTGAAGACGATAATTCAGACAGGATCAGATACAAACAATTTATTGCTGAAATGGAATCGGGTAATGGGCCTGCAACAGTTTATCTTTCTTGTTCGGATGATAGGGGGAAGACTTACGGCAACCCAGTTGGTCAAACGATGGGAACGACTGGGGAGTATTTAACTTCAATCTCCTGGTGGCGCCTGGGAATGGCTAGAGACCGAGTATTTCAATTGAGTTGGTCTGATCCAGTAAAAACTGCTTTGTCGGGGGCATTTGTTGACGCATTGCCTAATAGAAAATGACAACAGGATATTTAGCAGCACAAACCCCACAGATTAACATTCCATTTCTTAACATAGATGGAACGGTTAGTCAGGTTTGGTTGTTATTTTTAATTCAATTATTTCAAAGGACTGGTGGAAGTACAAGTCCCACTTATACACTTACAGAAATTGAACAACTTGCATTATTAAATTTAAGTGTTGTTAATGCAAACGGATTTAATGGAATTGTTACAAGTGGTCAAAATGCTACTTTAACCATAGAAACAACGGTTTCAGGAATAGTTAAGGGTAATGGGACTGCACTATCTGCAGCGACTCCAGGAGTTGATTACAGTATTATTGATTCGATTGGAGTAACTGTACCTCCTGCTTTATTGTCGGTAACTCCTAGTTCACTTAGTTCAAGCGGTACTTTTGCAATTAGTCTGACAACTCAGACATCCAATACTTTATTGGCAGGGCCAATAACTGGGGTTGCTACAACACCAACTTTCAGGGGATTGGTTTCTACCGACATTCCTGCTTTAAATTATGTAAGCACTTTAACAACTCAGGGGGCAAATCAAATACTTGCAGGGCCAGCTAGTGGTTCGGGTGCTGCACCTACGTTTAGATCATTGACAACTGCGGACATCCCTGCACTTCCCTACGGTTCTGGGACAGTCACAAGTGTTGGAATGACTGTACCTGCTGCTTTATTGTCTGTAACTCCCTCCACAATCACGACATCAGGCTCATTTGCACTCAGTTTAACAACCCAAACATCTGCACAAATATTAGCGTCTCCGATTTCTACTATTGGAACTCCAAGTTTTAGATCATTGGTTTCAAGTGATATTCCTGCTCTTAATTATGTAAGTAGCACAACAACCCAAGCAGCGCATCAAGTCTTAGCAGGGCCAATAACTGGGACTGCTGCACCAACATTCAGGTCTTTGGTTTCTACGGACATCCCTGCACTTCCATATGGGACTGGGACGGTTACTTCGGTAGGATTGGCTTTGCCAAGCATTATGTCGGTGTCAGGCTCTCCAGTTACAACAACAGGGACATTGACAGGCACTTTAACGACTCAGGCTGCCAACAGTTTATTTGCAGGCCCATCAAGCGGATCTGCTGCAACTCCAACATTCAGGGCTTTGACAACTGCTGATATTCCTGCTTTACCATATGGAACTGGAACAGTTACATCTGTTAGTGGTACTGGTACTGTTAATGGCATTACACTTACTGGCACAGTTACTACTAGCGGTTCTTTAACACTTGGGGGAACTTTAGGAGGAATTGGCAATAGCCAATTGACTAACTCCTCAATTACTATAAATGGTACATCTACAAGTTTAGGTGGTTCTATTAGTGTTGGAACGGTTACATCGGTAACTGGTACTGCCCCTGTAGTGTCCTCTGGAGGTACAAGTCCTGCCATTAGTATGGCTGCAGCTACTAGCTCTGTTAATGGTTATTTGACTTCTACAGACTGGACTACGTTTAACAATAAGCAACCCGCTGGAACTTATGTCACGTCAGTAAGCGGAACGTCAGGACAGATTACCAGCACAGGCGGGACAACTCCTACGCTTGCTTTGGCTACCACAACAGTAACGGCTGGTTCATATACTTTAACAAACCTTACTGTTGATGCTTATGGAAGAATTACATCGGCTTCTAATGGTTCTGTTGGCGGTGGAACTGCTCCAGTTACAGTAACTACTTCCACTTATTCTGTGGGAACTACTGATCTTTGGTTAATAAACAATTATGCTGGAACTTTGACTTTAACCTTGCCAACTGCCTCAAGTTATTCAGGTCGGCAATTAAACATTCAAAATTACCAGGCTTTTACGGTTGTTTCGGCAAGTTCAAACGTGGTTCAAATTGATGGGTCAGCAACAAATACATCTATTTTATTGGCTAGTTCAGGAGATAGGTGTACTTTAATTTCTAATGGTACAAACTGGGTAATGACAGATTACACTCCAAACAACATACTTTTACTGAATTGACAATGAAAGAATTTATAACTCGGGTAATGAGAGATGATAGGGTTTGGGAATGGGTTCGGATAGATGATATACAAAGGGAAAATTTTAGTTATGTAGATAATGAAATTTATTACACAAATGATCATGGATTTGTGAATTTTCGCAAAGTAACTCCGTCAATGTATGACGTTCATATTTGTATGTTGAAAGGGGCAAAAGAAGTGGATTCTTTCTTTTTAGACTCTTTAGAAAAAATGAGAGAAAAAGGTGCTGAAAAGTTCCTTGGAACTATTGGTGATTGGAACACTCCTGCGTTAAAATTGGCATTACGATGCGGTTTTAAGGAGGAAGGTCGAATTAGTAAGGCTTACCAACGAGACGGTAAATATCGTTCAATGGTAATGATGGGGAGAACATAATGAGTTTTATTGCAAATGCAGTCAGAGATATTACAGGTGCTAATCAGCAAGCTCAGGCTATAACTACGGCTGCTAATACTCAAGCTGCTGCTGCCAACAATGCTGCTGCGTTGCAAAACGCACAATTTCAGCAAACTCAGCAAAATCTCGCACCTTATATGTCCATTGGGACTGCAGCGTTGCCTCAATTAATTCAATCTTTAGGATATCAAGGCCAGTACGGTTCAAATGGTCAATTGACTGGTCTTTCTGGTCAGGGTTTTCAGTTCAATCCATCTAATTTAGAAAATACCCCAGGTTATCAATTTACCTTACAACAAGGTTTGAATGCGGTAAATAACGCAACTTCAGCAACTGGGCAAACAGGTTCTGGGGCGCAAGCTAAAGGGTTGGCTAACTATGCAACTGGGTTGGCTCAGAATACCTACAATCAGCAATATCAAAACGCATTGACCACTTATCAACAGAATGCAAGTATTCTAGGCAGTTTGTTGAGTACAGGTCAAAACGCTGCTGCAGGGATTGGTAGTATGGGAATGCAAAACGCTCAATCCGTTGGAAACACTTTAATGAGTGGTGCAAATGCAACGGCTGCAGGTCAAGTCGCTGCGGGTAGTTCTCAGACCAATGCTCTCAATTCTTTGATGGGTTTGGGAATGGGTGGAGCAGGTATTTATGCGCTTGGTGCTAAATCAGGAATGAATTCTGCATTATCAAGTGGAGCGTCCAGTTTATATAACGGTATTACTGGATTGTTTAGTGCGGGTGCGGGTGCGGGTGCGGGTGCGGGTGCAGTAGGAACAGGTGCAGGAGCATCGGACGCAACAATTGCAGCTTTTGCTTAAAGGAATAATATGCCAATAGATGCTTCAATAATTCCTAGAGAAATAAAACCTGTTAATTTTGGTACTTTAGGCGATACTGCAAAATTAATATTAGATTTCCAAAGAGGTCAACAAGCCTTGGAGACTGGTGGACTGCAACTTCAAAAGCTCCAACAAGAAATGGATTTGAACAAAGCATCCTCAAAAGCCATCCAAGCCAATACAGACGAAAATGGAAATGTTGATATTCCATCTGTAATCAAAGCATTGTCTAAGTCTCCAGAGGCTGCAACTAATCTTGCACCAACAATCACAAGTTTGTTGGGCCAACAAGGTGTACAAAACGAAAATGTAGCCAAACAACTTGGTAACCTAGTTCAAAAGAACACGATTGCTGGTCAAAGACTTGGAGCAATGACTGCCAGGATTGCAAAGGGTGAAGACATTACTCCTAGTGAACACATTAAGGAAATGTCTAATCTTATTGCTGAAGGTGTTTTATCTCCAAATGAGGCGCTTTTACATTTAAGAATGGCTCCGACTCCGACTGGAGATAAAGTAAAAGATCAAAAGGCTTACAACGATTTTATTAAGTCTGAGCATTTTGCAACTCAATCAACTTCAAATCAATTAAATTCATTGTTTGGTACTTTGCAACCTGGTGGAAATGGTCAACCTGCTGCAATCTATAACCCAATTACTCAGACGCTTGAGCCAGTCCAATACGGTAATACTCAGCAACTTGCCAACCCTAATGTTACTGCTCAACCTGGTATGCCTGGTCAGATGGGAATGGGACAACCTAATGCTCCAGCTCAAGACCAAATTGCTTCACAATTAATGTTCCCAGTTCGTCAACCTGGTACTAATTACGCTCAATTACCAAATGAGGCCACAAAGACTACTGAAGGCGGGCAGTATGTTAGCGGATTGATTGACAGAAAGAAAAACCTGGTTACTGATCGCAGAAACTTGGACGAAATGCTTAAGCAAGTTGAAAAGGTTAAAGAAGAAACTCCTAGAGTGCCAGGGACTAATCCAGTCAGCAATGCACTCAATGCAACAATAAGAAAAGCAAGCGTTGCAACTGCCGATCCACAATACCAACAGTTGTCCAAAGATATTGCCAATATGCAGATTTCTAATTTAAAGGCTGCAGGTGGCTCAATGGATACGGTTGCAGGACAACAACTTCAGGCTCATGCAAACGGCACTGAAATTTATGATCCAGATGTACTTTTGAACATTGGCAGACGAGCCAAGGCAGACATGAAAAACCTTGATTTGCAAACGGACGCTGCAACCAAGTTTATTCAGCGTTATGGTCCAAATAACATGGACACATTTAAAAAGATTTGGGGTGATAACGCAGATAGTAAACTCTTTGAGATGATGAATCATCACGAAGATAAAACAATGACTCCCGAACAAAAGAAAATGAAACGTGACGAGTTGATTGGAATCACTCCAGATATGTCTCCTGAAAAGAAAAAAGAATTGCTTAAAGAATTCCAAGACAAAAACAATGTAATACAAAAATTAGTAAACACAGGCGGTCTCTAATATGGGAACATTTGCTGATTTCTTGAATGATGTTGAGGAAGAAAAACCTCAATCTAAAAATGTTCCTGCGCCAATCAGGAATAATAATCCAGGGTCGCTTATGCCTGGAGGAAAGTTAGCGCAATACAAAAGTGCAGAGGAAGGGTTGCAAGCACTTGATAATAATCTTAAAAATTACGGTAAAAAAGGTGTTAGCACTTTAGCGGATGTAATTTCTAAATGGGCGCCCCCAAGCGAAAACGACACAAACTCTTATATTGCTCACGTTGCAAAAGTTACAGGACTTGATCCAAATCAAAAGATTGATTTAAGTAATCCATTAATTCGTCATCAAATATCTGCAGGTATTGTTCAGCAAGAAAATGGTACAAAAGCCATTTATCAATCGTCTGGTAAAACACAAATTGCACCTGCAATGGTTGCTGAACCTGCCAAATCAGATTTTTCTAATTTTTTAGAAGATGTTTCTGAACCAACAAAACAACCTGAAGTTGCTCCTG